GTTGACGGTAGCGTAACGTGGGGACATCACGGCAGCGTTTTCGTTCAGCTTCTGCTGGGCTTGCAACAGCACCAAAGAAGTCGAGGGAGTAGAGCCGGGAGTACCAACGGAGTTACCGATGTACTTGTATGCGTTGGCAACGTCAGCGTCAACGCTGGAGGCCAACTGGCTGATGCGAGGCTTCAACACACGCTCTGCGAAGTCGTCCAATTGCATGGTCAATTCAGCAGATGTAAAGTTCACGCCGATGTGCTTCTGGCTGGAAACAGTCAGAGTGGTGAACTGTTCGTTGTCGTCCTGAACTTGCAGGGCGGCACCGTCGGTCACCAGAGCGCGGTCGGGCAAACGGATACGCAGGGTCGAACCAATCTTGGCACCTTCGACAGCGAAGCTGTCGTCGTACTGACGGTTCACGTTACGGGTGATGACGAGGTTGTTTTCCAAGATCTCCAGCGATTTGCGGGTGATCATGTCAATGGTTAAGAGACTGTTGCTCATGATGATTTCCTAATTTAGCGGTTGCGGAGTGTCTTTGCCTTCTCGATTTGGCGGCGGCGCTCTGCCTCAATCCAGTCCGATGTGCTCATGGTCTTGACAGACCGAGGATCGGTGGTGTCGGTGACACCGGGATTGGCGGCTCGTGCGCTGACCGGACGAATCGGTTCAGGTGCGGACGTTGTTTTCTTCTGGACAGGTTCGGAGCCAAGTTTGGCCTCGATCTTTCCAATTTCACGCGCTTGCAACAGCGGCGACAAGCGAGAAATACGGTCAGCTTCCTTGGGGTTGCTGCCCAGCCAGTAGGCCAGATCAGGTCCAAGATCAGATGCCTTGATTGTCTCTGCCATCACATCGGTGACTCGGAGGTTGGGGTTGTAGGCGACTTGTTCAAAATCGTCGTACTTTGCCCGGGCCTCATCCTCACGCTCTGCGTAGGTGTCCTCAATCTCAGCACGTTGTTTTTGGATCTCCCGATGCTCGACCAGCTTTTCAGCCTCGGCGCGGATGAACTCCGCATACGCCTGGGGGCTGTCAAATTGATCAGCGGTTGGAATTTCCGTTGGCACTGCTGGCACGGATGCCTGCTTTGCCTGCTGCTCACGTTCCCATTTGCGCTGTTCTCTTGCGAGGCGCTTGCCAATCATCGCATCGAGTTCGGCCTGCGAGAATTTCTTCTCTTCGACTTGGTCGGTTTGATTTTCAGCGATTTCCGGCGCATTTTGAACCTGATCCGTGGTGGCCGTCACCTCGGGGGCTTGCGCGGAGTCTGCTTCCGCTAAGTTTTGGACTTCATCAGTCATTGGAAATGAACCTTTCGATTCCCCGGTCAACTGGGCCGGTACAGTTGGATTCGCAATTACTCAAACGCGATTGTGCAGGACACTGTGCCAGAAATGACAACATACACCCCTTTGTTGGCATACAAGCCATCAAAGAAGTTGTAGTTGGTGCCTGCGACGGGCGTAAAAGTATCGAGAATTTTTGGATCTGTGTTCAGCGAAACTGCCGAATCATAAACCGTAATCGTGGGTGTGCTGGATGCAGCACTGACAAAGATGCCCTTGAGCTTACCAGCCATCGGTTTGACTTGGGTGGTGGCGGTGAGTTGTCGGTAGAGTGAAGACATGGTGGCTCCTTATGCCAAAAATTTTAACTTGTACAGGGTGGACAAGTAAAGTGCAACAATTTCATCAATGATATTCTGAATCGGGGTGTCGGTTTTGTCCACCACCTTGTAGCGCGATTCTTCGATGTCTTTGAGCGATTGCTCCAAGAACTCGACCACGTTGGCGGTCTTCTTGGCAGACTGCAGCGTGATGGGACCAATTAGCCCCTTGCGCCCTTGGTACGCCTCGGCGAACTTGTCGGCCAGCTCGATCAGGTCTTCGTAAAAGTGACCAAGCGCCTTGTGCTTGGCGTAGGACCGGGTGTTCAAATGCACGGAATGGGTCACATCCCGTGCCAAGAACAAGTGGCCCATGAAGACTTCACAGGTCATTGCATACCTCCTTGGGGCATTTGGCCCATGTCGGGCGACATCGGTTGCTCGGGCATCTGAGGCATCTCAAGAGCGGGCATCTGAGGTGCGCCAGCAACCAGATCGCCCGTGTCCAAGGCAGCAGCGATGGTGCCCATCACGATGTCTTGGATCTGCTCGGGCGACATGCCAGCCTGCACCGCGCTGATGCGCTGTGTCTCGGCGGCGTATGCCTTGACCTCGGCTTCGAACTCTTTGATCTGCAGTTCGCGGGCTTCCATGCTCTTGTTGACGTTCTGCAACATCTGGAACATGTTCTCCATCTCGGCGGCCATTGCTTCCATTTGCTGGTTGGCGGCGGCGAGTGCTGGATCGTCTTCGTCGGCCAAGACTTTGGGGTCGATGGTCTTCTTGAAGCGCTTGGCCAGGTCTTGGGCACCGGGCCAGTCCATGTTCTTGACGAACAGGTCGCCAGCCACTTGCCACAACTGTGGGTTGCCTTGCAGCAACTGGGCCATGCTCTCCAAGGCTTCCTGACGCTTGGTGGCGTAGCCGGGGCCAGTGATGACGCGAACATCATATTTGCCCACGCCGGGGTTGTAGATCTTCTCGATCAAAACACCCTCTTGGTCAACGATGCGCTTGACCGGCTCTTGCTGCATGGGGTTCATTTTGACGGTTGCGGGTTCGCCGTCTTCACCGATGATGCGGGCAATCCGCTCGGTGTCGTAGATCTTTGGGATCAGATCGACAAGCTGGCGACCGATGTGACGAATCGCACGGGCCAAGTTGTCAACGTAGTGATAGGTGCCGACATCGCCTTCGCGCTGGCGGGCCAAGATGGCCTTGCCCGAGCGCTCGTTGCTGGTCATGCCCAGCGAGGCGTTGTACTGACCGGTGGCCGACTTGATGTCTTCGGCAGCGCCCGCTTTGGCCTGCAACAGACCGCTGGAGGCCATCGGTGGCTGTGCGCGTTGTGGCAAAGGCAGCACCTGACCCTGACCATCGGTCACATCGGGGTTGACTTCCAGATAGGGCCAGTTGTTCGTGTTGGCCGTCTTCCACTGCTGCTCGTAGCCTTCAAACTGACCACCGTAGCCGATGAAGGGGGCTTTGGGGGCCAAGGCCAGCATCTCAGCTTCCTGCGACACCCAGTAGTTGTACATGCGCTGGGCGTCTTTGGCGTTGCGCACCAGACCGCTGACGTACATGCGGCCGTCAACCTCAAACTCGTTGCCGACCACGCGCACCACGGGGATGTATGCACCGGCCCACTCGCGCTCTTCCAAGATCTCGTAGCCGTTGATCTTGCACCACTTGACCTTTTTGCGGTCAGCTTCGCGTGAGCGCAGGGGCTTGCCGAACATCATGCGCAACGACTTGTCCTCGGGGGTGCCGCTGAACGCTGTCTGGTTACCAGGGTACAAGTTGAGCGTGTGCTTCTCGTACTCGATGTAGAAATACTCGGCGATGCGAATGGTGTTTTCGTTGATCCACTGCGAGATGGACTGGTCACCCACGCCAAGGCTCATCAGGGTGGTGATGGGCGCAGCGTTGGGGTACATGCGCTCGTATTCAGCCTTTGTCAGGTCTTCCGTGACAAAACACCAGCGGGCATCTGCACCGGTGGGGTCTTGGATCATGGGGTCCATGTAGACGCTGAAACTGTTGCGGATGCGGCCAATCTTGATGTCTTGGTCGAAGGTGTCTTCGTCGCAATACTCGGTGAGCAAGCGGATGTAACCTTCGCCGAACGACACTTGGTTTTCGCAAGCGGTGTCGTAGGCCACGTCAGCATCGCTGATGTATTCGATGTGGCGAATGACGCCGTTGAACACCTCGGCCATGTCCACGTCGGCTTCGTCATCAGCGGGGATGACCTTGATGCCGGGGCGGTTCATGCGCTGCTCATTCGTCACCTGATGGACGTGCTGCGGCAGCTTGTTGATGGTCAGACAGGGGCGGGCGTTGATCGTTTGACCTTGCACAGCGCCACGGGTCTGCAGCACATCGGCAGGCCACTGCCACTGGTTGTCGGGGGATGCCGCATAGAAGCGCAGGTCGTCGAGTTCGTCTTCTCGGGTTTCCGAGAACGCCGAAATCGCCATTGTCAGGCGCGAACGGGCAACGGCAAGAATGTCCTCAGAGCCGCCTTTTGACGGGTATGGGCCGTTGTTTGCCACATTGCCTGCGGCTACGATTCCGGTAGTGTCTTTCATTCGTCAAATACTCCGAGGGTGTGTGATTCTCGCATGACCAGCAGCTCGTCACCTTCCCATTTTAAGTCCTGACCGATCGAATCACCAAATAGTACCCGATCTCCGACCTTGATGTCCTGTGCATCGGGTCCAGCGGACACGACAACACCGGTGCCAGTCTTCTTCTCCCGAAGCATGATGAACAGCTCGTGTTTCTCCACATCGGGGCGAACAATTAGGCAGTCTTGAAGGGCTTTTATAGTCATTTTTTACCTTTTGGGGCGGGTTTTTGGGCTTCACGTTTGACGCTGTAGGCGATGGCAACAGCCTGTTTTGTGGGCTTTCCAGCGGCAACTTCGGCCTTGACGTTCTTGCGAAACGCCTCTTTTGATGCGCTTTTGACGAGTGGCATCACTTCCCCTTGCTTGGCTTCTTGGCCGTCTTGGCCGATTCTTTGAAGTCCTTGGCGGTGGGCGCACCAGCGGCACCAGGCTTGCGCATTTTCTCACCGGAACCGGCTTTGATACGCTCTCGCTTGGCGTTGATGTTGGCATAGAGTCCGGGTTTTGTAGCCATGATCAGCACTTCCATCGTTTGAGTGATGCCTTGGCGCGTTCTGCATCGCCTTTGGCGTTTTTGACGACCCCTTCCATGCGGGCGCAGAAACTGGCTTTGCGGCCTGCGTCTGCTTTCGTCTTGGGGTTGGGGGCGGGGGCTTTGAGGTTCGATCCAGTCTCGCGGTTGTACTTGGCACGGCCTTTTTCAGTCAAGCCAGCACCCTTGGACACGGGCAGCTTCTCGCCGCGCCCGACTGACAATGAAACGCCTTTTTTAGCCATATCACGACCCCATCCAAGATGTTGAAACCGACCCATTCTGCGCGTTGCGCCGAATCGTTGTGCGCTCATTGTACTCGCGATGTGCCACAGGGTACGCAAAAGTTACAGCAATCGCATCGGCGGCGTCCGGCGAGGCTTGCCCACGGGCCTTCATCTCCTTCTTCCCCTCAAGGAAGATGGTGCCGGCCGAGTTGGGCTTCTTCATCGGGCCGGTCAGGTCGCTCTTGAGCAGCCTGTCCTGCGGGATCGATGCGGTTTTGAGCCAGTCGCGCATGGCACCCCAGATCTCAGCGCGTTTGTTGCCCCACATGACCGGGTTCTTGGCCTTCCAGCCGAAGTTCACCCCGCGCACCTTGTACTTCTGCTCACTCAGACGGTCCAGGATGCCGTACCCAAGCCCACCCTCGTCGATGACGGTGAGCGCCGGCCGGTATTCCTCGATGGCGTCGATGACGTGGCCCACCACGCTCATGGTGTCCTCGCCCTTGAAGCGTTTGATTGCCACGATGTCACGACCCTGGCGCACGGCGATGACGGTGCTGTCCATGCCGCCCCGGGCCGGGTCCACGCCAATCACGATCGGTGCGGTCATGTCCTTGTAGCGGTCGCGCTTCATCGCGTCATCAACGATGTGGGGTGAGATGAACTGGTCTTGGCCGCTCTTGGGAAAGTCACCGTAGACCTCGACACGGGCCTCGTCGGAGTCCTCGCCGTACTCATCGATGATCTGCTGATAGATGCTCTTGTCGGTGCCCTCAACGGTGCGGGCGTCGATCTTCTCGCTCTCCCAGAACTCCCGTTTCGACCCGTCCACGGCCTCGTAGAAGTACCCGGTGTTGCGTCGGCCGTTGGAGAACGCCAGCCAGTACCGGTCCAAGATGTTCTCTGTAAAGAAGCCAGCGGCCACCGACCAGATCGAATCTGGGATACCCGAGGCTTCGTCGAAGATCACCATCATGCCGTCCATGTTGTGGACACCGGCGTAGGCGTCTGGGTTCTCTTCGCTCCACAGCTTACCCTCGGCACCCCAGTAGCGGGTGCCCTTTTTGAGGTCACGCTCGACCAGATCGGTCAACCAGTTGGCCGGGTTCAGGCTCGTGGCCGTGGGTTCCCACCAGTGGGCGTTGATGGCCATCGTGACCCATTTGGTGAGCTCACCCCATGTCACTTTGCGCAACTGGTTCTCGCTGTTGGCCGAGACGATGACTGAACTGCCGATGCGAGTGGTCAGCATCCACAGGATCAGCCAGCTCACCAGTGCCGACTTCCCCACACCACGACCCGAGGACACGGCTCTGCGCAGTGCGTCGATCAGCTCGTCGTTGTTCAGCTTGCCACGGTTGATGCGGATGAACTCTGCGATCCTGCGCAGTGCTCGACGCTGCCACGCTCTGGGTGCTTTGAAGTGTTCGAGTGGGGTGTTCTTCTGCCCCCAAGGGAACGCAAACAGAACGAACGCTTCGGGGTCGTCTTTGATGGACGGGCTCCAGAGCTGGGCCATGAGCATCTGCTCATCTTCTGGTGAGTAACGGGGCTTCTGCATCAGTCGATCCTCGGGGTCACATCAATCACCTCGGCCTCGATCACCCGAGCCTGGGCTTGTGCCAGCGCTTCGGTGATCGAGATGGTGCCACCGAGTTCAATCTGTTTGGTTTCGCCGTAGCGTTTCTTGTTGTGTGCACCCATGAGCCACTTGCGCGTGTCGATGCGCAACTTGTCACGGTTGACCGTATCACTTGACGATGGGTCAATCGCGTCCACCCCATCGGCAATCTCTAGGATCTCCGCTGCAATGAACTCAGTGCGCATCTCCTGCGCTTCCTTGAACCGCTCGTATCGCTGTGGGTCACGCTTGACCCAGCGCAAGAAGTCCTCATACGAGATGGCCCGGTGGTCATCCTGTATCAGCGCCTGCAGTGATCGGCCACGATAAATGTCCTCCACGACTCGCTCAAAGATCTGCTCATATTCGAGATGCAGCAGTTCACGCGAGGCTGCGGGGAGCTTCGGGGGCTTGGGGTCAGGCACGGACAGCCAGTTGGGTAGCGGAGTTTCACTGGCGACAGCCGTGCCTATGACGAGGGGTGTGCCTTGTTCCATAGTGCTGTGAGTGTAATGTAAATTGAATTGGTGTGTCTAGTGTGTAACTGCTACCCATTGGGTTTTTAATTTGCAAAAATTTTTCACGGGGTTTGTGATGCCTACGTAGCCGTGACCATGTCACCGTCGGCCCTCCCCCTCCCCCCGAAAACCAAATGCACCCCCTCCCCCCATGCACCCCAGGCACCGAAACCCAGTGGGTGAGCGGATCAAGCTGCACCCAGTGGGTTAGAGAATCAAGCTGCACCCAGTGGGTTAGTGTGCTCGGGCCATTTGATCCATCGATCCAGTGGGTTTGTGGGTTCACCCAGTGGGCTAACCCAGTGGGGCCATTTGCACCCAGTGGGTAAGGAAAACCAGCACCCAGTGGGTGCTTTTGGGGCTTTGGCGACAAATGCGCCTTTCGCGCAGGCAAGGCAAAAATCTACGATGTTTTAAAAAGCACAAGAAATCACAGAATCCCAAAATCAACCCCCCTTGATAAAAGTGCAATTTGTCGCCACCTTGTCACTGAGCACCCAGTGGGTAAGGGTTTGTCCCTAGAATCTTTTTTTCGTGGACTATTGACAAACCAAACCCAGTGGGTGGTATACTTGGCTTGTCTGTAACCCGTAACCCCTGGAGACTCACTGCATGAACTCGCAAGACATCATCGAACAAATGAACGTCGACCGCCACCGCGAACAAGCCCCCAGCGGGTTTGCCGTGACGTGCTACACCTTGGCAACCTTTGCAGCGCTCTATTGTTTGAGCGTGTTCTTTTTCTCTCTGTAACCCGTAACCCTGAAAGACTGTAACCATGAAAACAACCATTGATTTTTCCGACTTCCGCGAAGCCTTCCGACGCTACGGCCGCGCCGATAGCTACACGGCCGAAGGCTTAGAAATGCTTTTCAATCACTTTGAAGAACTCGAAGCCGACACCGGTACTGAGATGGAACTGGACGTCGTGGCAATCTGCTGCGAATATGACGAGAACCATTGGGAAGACGTGGCGTCTAATTATTCCGTGGACTTGTCAGACTGCGACGGCGAAGACGACAAGATTGACGCGGTGCGCGAATACTTGGAAGCAAACACCCATTACATCGGTGAACCGCTCCCAGGGACTTTTCTTTATGTCGTGTTCTAAGGGGTGCACCATGAACACAGAAGCAACTTTCCCCCAGTTTGATTCCTACGTTTGCGCAGGGGATCAAATCGAATGGACCCGCGAAGGGTTCGACTTTACCGCCCGTGTCGTTTATGACCTTGACACAAAACCCAGCGACTCAGAATGCTACACGCCCGAAGACGTGACACGCTGGGAAAATGACGAATGGTTTTATTGTGGCGTGGTGCTATCCGTGTCGTTTAAGGGTATCGATTTGCATGACCATGCCGCCAGCCTTTGGGGTATTGACTGCAATTATGGAACCGACAATAAGTATTTGGCCGAAGTCGCGCAGGAACTCGAAGCCGAAGCGCTCAAAACCGCCCGCGCTGAACTTGCCCGCATCAAACAACTATTGGAAGCCTAAACCATGTTCACAATCAACTACAAGGGTTTTTTTATACATGGCTACATTGATCGACCCGAAGTAAGGGTGCAAAGCAAGTTCTATTGCCGGTCTTTCAAGTCTATCCACGCCGCTAAGTGCGGCATCAGTAAATTTATCAACCAATAAGGGGTAAACCATGAACACCGCATACACCATCGAAGACCAAGAACGAGCCGCCTACATGGCAGGCGACACCCGCACCGCTGAACTGTTGGCCCGGGTTGCTGAACTTGAAGCGCAAGTCTTGGAACTTGAAGACAAGATCGAAGACACCTACACCCTAGAAGACTGGGAAAAGCACAACGGAAGCGCTGAACAATACAAAGAATTTTTTCTTGATTGCTTCCAAAGACTCGCAGGGCATTACCCGTGCCCTGATGTATCGAATGACCAT